GCCAAACGAGGCGCAGATGCGCCTTATGGTTCGGATTTGGAACCGTAATATTATCCTGAAAGCCCGTCAGCTTGGGTTCACAACCCTTGTCTCGATCCTTTGGCTCGATCATGCGCTGTTCACGCCCGACCAGCGCTGCGGCGTCATCGCCCAGGATCGGGAAGCGGCCGAGGCCATCTTCCGAGACAAGGTGAAATTTGCCTATGACCGTCTCCCGCCGGCGCTGAAAGAAACCATGCCGCTGGCGCGCGACAGCGCCACAGAGCTTCTATTCGGACACAACAACAGCTCTATCCGCGTCGCCACGTCGATGCGCTCCGGCACGATCCACCGCCTGCATGTCTCCGAGTTTGGCAAGATATGCGCCAAGTTTCCGGACAAGGCGCAGGAAGTCATCACCGGATCGCTGCCCGCGGTCCCGCTCGATGGCATCGCCATTATCGAGTCAACGGCCGAAGGGCAGGGCGGTCATTTCTACGAGATGACCAAGCGTGCGCAGGCATTGGCGGAGCAAAAATCTAAACTCACGCGGCGTGACTATCGCTTCCATTTCTACCCATGGCACGACAGCCATGAATACGAAATGCCGCCGGCTGGCGTTATCATCACGCCGAAGGACAACGAGTATTTCGACACCATCGAGGCGCAGACCGGGAAGAAGCTGACGATTGAGCAGCGCGCTTGGTATTGCGCGACCCGCGGATCCGACTTTTCCGGCGACCCGGAGAAAATGTGGCAGGAATACCCGTCAACTCCTGACGAGGCGTTCCAGCAAAGCACCGAAGGCACCTATTACGCCGTTCAACTCGCCCATGCCCGCAAAGACGGCCGCATCGGCAAGATCCCGGTCGTCTCCAATGTCCCGGTCAACACGTTTTGGGACATCGGCTCGCGCGACGGCACAGCCATCTGGTTTCATCAGAAGATCGGCGCAGAGCACCGTTTCATCGCCTTCGATGAGGCTTGGGGCGAGCCATACGCCTATTTCATCCAGCGCATGCAGAACCGAGGCTGGATCTGGGGAACTCATTACCTCCCGCACGATGCCGATCATAAACGGCAGCAGGGAGCTCGCGTCGCAAGCCCGAAAGAAATGCTGGAAGAGCTTGCGCCGGGGTGGCGCTTTGAGATCGTCCCGCGCGTCGATGAAATCCTGACCGGGATCCAGCAGACCCGCGACAAGTTCAGCCAGTGCTGGTTCGACGAGACAAATTGCGCCGAAGGCCTCGCGCACCTCTCGCTCTACCGCAAGGAATGGAACGACCGGCTCGCCGTCTGGTCTGAAAAGCCTCGCCACGATGAACATTCGGAAGCAGCCGACGCTTTCCGTCAATTCGCGCAGGGCTGGCAGGACTACGCCCATGCAGCAGGCTCAACCCCCAAAAGACGGAACGTATCAGGATGGGCCGCATGACAGATCTTCGCTACGACCTAGACCTGACGCAGACGCATTACGAGCGCTCATACGGCGACATCACGCTGTTCGGCACATGGTTTGGCAAGGATAGCCGGCCGGCTCTCGTTCTTGTCCCGACCAATAAACTTGGATCGGAATATATCGTCCCTTGCGTCGTCCCAATGAGCCAAGCCTGGGTTTGGGACGAGAAAGACGGCGACGGCGCGCATTGCGCCCGCGTCTCATGCCTATTCGCCACCAATATGGGGTTCGGCTTCGACACGATGAAGATCATGAAGATCACATCGATCATCCGAGACAATATTGGCGACCTTATCAACATCCCGCCAAAGCCAACTGAGGCCTTTGTCGTCGCCGACGCCATTCGCACCGACAGCAGCGGCAAACAGCACCATTCGGAGATTATCGAGAATGTCTGACGAACCCTACGGCTCGACATCCGTTGATTTCTCCAAAGGGATGCTCAAGCAGGACTCGCCTTGGGATCGCATCCCGAAAGCCGAAGTCGCTATAAATCGGAAAGCATCCGAACTAGACTCGCAGGATAACCAAGAGCTTCATCGCAAGCTCATGGCCTTCTATATCCGCGAGCTTCGCCGGCAGGAGACAAACCGCGCCGAAATGGCGCTCGATCAGGAGTTCTACGACGGCAATCAATGGTCCGATCAGGACGCGCGCGTGCTGCGTGACCGCGGACAAGTGCCGATCGTCTATAACCAGATCGCCCCCACCATCAACATCGTCCTTGGCACCGAAAAGCGTAGCCGGGCGCAGTTTAAGGTTCTCCCCCGCGGCAAAGAAGACAGCCGGGCAGCAGAGCTAAAGACCCAGCTTCTCAAATATCTGAACGACGTGAACCGCGAGCAGTTTTCAAAGTCGATGGCTTTTGAGGACGCCGTAAAGGTTGGCGTTGGCTGGCTTGAGACTGGCGTGCAAGGCGAGGATGACGGCGAACCTGTCTACGCCCGCTATGAAACCTGGCGCAACATGCTCTGGGACAGCGCCTCGATCGAAAAGGACATGTCCGATTGCCGCTATATGACCCGCTCGAAATGGGTAGACGTCGATGTGGCGCACGCCTTGTTCCCCGAACGGCGCGGGATGATCGACCAATCGGCCATCGAGTCCGATCGCTTCCTGATGGACGCGAGCCACGGCGACATCGCCATGGACACCATGGAAATCGCCGACAGCATGTATCGATCGGACCAAGCGCAATTTGCTTACAAGCGCCTGCGCCTCCGCCTAATCGAGATTTGGTATCGCGCCCCGACCAAAGTGAAAAAGCTCTCCGGCGGCATGTTCTCCGGTGAGATCTACGACGAGGCGCACCCGGCCCATCAAGAAGAAATCACCATGGGCAAGGCGGTGGTGGTCAACAAAGTAATGATGCGCATGCACTGCGCCATCATGACGATCAAAGGCCTGCTATTCGTCTCCCAGACGCCCTATCGGCACAATGATTTCCCGTTCACCCCGATCTGGGGCTATCGCCGCGGCGCCAATGGCCTCCCTTACGGCCTCATTCGCCAGCTTCGGGACATTCAGACCGACGTGAACAAGCGCGCCTCAAAGGCGCTGCACATCCTCAACACGTCCAAAACCATCATGGATGAGGGCGCTGTCCCAGACCTCGACACATTCATGGAGGAAGTGTCGCGCCCCGACGCCGTGATCGTCAAAAAGCAGGGCAAAGAACTCAACATTCACGTCGATCGTGATCTCGCCCCGGCCCACATCGAGCTTATGTCGCGCTCGATCCAGATGATCCAGTCGGTTTCCGGCATCACTGACGAGTATATGGGCCGGACGACAAACGCCAAATCAGGCATCGCTATCCAGCGCCGGCAGGAGCAGGGATCTCTGGCGACATCGGCAATCTTTGACAATCTGCGCTTTGCCTCGCAGGTTCATGGTGAGAAACAACTGTCCCTGATCGAGCAGTTTTTCACCGAGGAAAAGCAGTTCCGCATCACCAACATGCGCGGAACGCCGGAATATATCACCGTTAATGACGGCCTCCCTGAAAACGATATTGTCCGCACCAAAGCGGATTTCATCATTTCCGAGGACGATTGGCGCAACTCCATGCGTCAGGCCGCGTCGGAAGAGCTCCTGGCGCTCTTGCAGCAGCTTGCGCCGGTCAGCCCACAGCTTCCGGTCATCATGCTCGATCTCTTGGTCGAGTCGATGGACATACCGAACCGCGACGAGATCGTGAACCGGATCCGTCAGGCGACCGGCATGCGCGATCCGGACGCAGAAGAGCCGACGCCGCAAGAAATCGCCAAGGCGCAGGAAGCCGCAGAGCAGGCCGCCATGCAAAAGGCGATGATGGCGGCGCAGATCGCCGACAAGGAGGCCAGCGCGGCGCAGAAACAGGCGGCAGCCGGCAAGATCGCGTCGGAGATCCATGTCAGCGCCCAGCGGCTTGTTTCGGAACTCGCCAACAAGAACGTCGCCACCCAAAAGGCGGCGCTCGAAACGGCGCTCGCCATGATCGGCGCCCCGGCAATCGTCCCCGTCGCCGACGGCGTGCTGCATGAAGCCGGCTTCAAGTCTCGCACCGAGAATGAAGACGACGACATGCTGACCGAAGCGATGAACCGCAAGGCCGCGCAGGAGCAAGAACGCCAGATGGCGGCCGAACAAATGGCCGCACAGGAGGCGCAGGCACAGCAGCAGCAACAGGCGCAGCCGCCGCAGCCCCAGGCCGCTGCGCGCCGCCTCGCACGAGAAGCTCCAGCCGCTGTTGGTGAGGTTGACCCGGTCGAGCAGGCCCTTGGCGCGGTCGACCAGCTTGCGCTCGGCCAGCTGCATCTGGGCCTCGCCCAGCTCGCTGCGCAGCGCGTTCTCGCGCTCGAAGCGTGCCTCGGCCAGCTGCAGCAGCGGGCGCAGCCGCGCTGGCGCGTAGCCGTTGACCACGTAGGCCTGCACGCCGCAGCGCAGCGCCTCGGCGAGCGTCTCCACCTCGGCGTCGCTGGTGAACAGCAGCACCGGCAGCGGGTGATGCTCGTGCAGCGCCGCCAGCGCCGGCAGCAGGCCCAGCGCCGGATAGGGATCCCAGGCCACCACCGCCTGCACCTC